GGAAATATTGTACAAAGGAACCGAGATTGTCGGACCCGAAAGAATTCGGGGAAATGAGTTTGGCAGGTAAACGTACTGATATCAATCAGTTTGTGGAAGATATGAAAGAAAATATCATGAGCGACGCGCAAATTTTGGAGAATCATCCCACGATATTGGCTAAATACCCTCGGTTTGTAACCACAACTAGAAGAATCCTCAGTGAGGTCCGTCTCTCCCAGCGTCCGTTCGTTGCGCAACCAGGATGGCAAGTTCTACTCGGAGATGCACTCAATAGGGAACCAGATACTCGAAGAATTACGTGGTATTGCGATGAGCACGGGGCTGCTGGCAAGTCAACTTTCTGCAGGGGATTTAGATTCTCAGACGGAGGACGAGGATATGTCGTTACAGGAGGAAAGCATTCCGACATCTACTTTGCTTACGGAAGGGAGCGCGGTGTCTTCTTCGATTGGCCGCGGAGTAATGAAGAATCATTTCCCTACGCCGTAGCAGAATGTTTTAAGAATGGATATTTTTTGAATACGAAGTATGAAAGTGTACCAGTTTACTTTGACGTGCCTCACGTGATCGTCTTTGCAAATTTTTATCCGGACAAATCAAAACTTAGTGCTGATCGATGGGATATACATATTATCGATAATTCTTTATTAAATACTACAACCAACCCTTAAAAGTGAGGGTCCGCGTGAGCGGGCCCTGGCCCGCTTTCTAAACGCGAGGGCTAGCCCGATGCGTCGCCGCCCATCCTTTATCAATAGGTTTGTGCATAAGCCCATTGCGTTTGAACACCAGGTAGATCAGCCATCTTAATTGTATAAGATTTACTCCATTCCAACCAAAATTGAGTCGCAGCCACTACGTCACCATGGAAAGTCGGATTAGCCACAATAATTAGATCTTTCGTCAAGCCTTTCGTAGCATATTGACCAATATGTTTAGCGTTTACGATGAACTTCGGTCTTGTATAATACGTGTAGTTTGTTTTCGAAGAAACCGGACACATGATTCTGGTCTTCTTTAAAATTTTCCAATATTTCCCAAAACCTGGCGCTTGGTACGGAGTACATCCTGTGAAAGTATTCGTTAGATTAGTGCGCACAGATAAATAATCGCTCTCAGTGTTGCTGGTTAGGCACGTAGCCCACGCTCCTCTCGCTGTTGCAAACGCAGTGTCCGTAATGTTAGCTGCAGCTATGCATTCATAAATATCCACAAACATTGTGGCAGTTGCTTTCGTTAGGAAGCTAACAGTGCAGCATGCACCTAGCAATTTATATTTGACATCCGCTAAGGCATTGGTTACGCCAGTTGTTCCAGCGGCGACTGTTATGACAGGTGCTTGTTGACGAAGATTGTCAACGAATAGAAGTGGCCCGTGAGCTATGTTTCCAACGACACCCAATTGTAACGTGTAGTCGTCGCCTGCAAATGTTGTAGGTAAAACCTCCTGTACATCAAAACCGACAGATCCTGTCACGGTAGCATACGCGTTGTTGGCTTCCATCCAGAATTGGGATCTGTCGTTGGCGTCAGTTGCCTTTTGGACTTTACGTACAAATTTCTTCCATGTCTTTTGACCCTTAGTTAATCTTTTACGACCACGGAAAACTTTAACATCCTTCTGGGTTGTGATAGCTGTTGCAGCGGACGGTTGTTGAATCCTTTTAACCACCTTAATAGTTTTCGTTCTTTTGTATGGGACAGCTCCCATACTTCCACCGAAAGAACCATACGTTCGTTGACGCTTTCTTCCAAGGGCCATAGCTTCTTCGAATATTGACTTTCTATTAGATAGTTGTCTAGCTTTGTCGATGAGGTAGCCTGCTGCGTTATATCTGTACGATGGGAACTTTTTCCAGAGTTTATTTAATCGATACCAAGGGTATGATTTGTAAGACGGTACGTCGGAGATAGATTTGTAAAGAGGCATAGTAGAATGCTGAACACGAAATGTTTTATAACTTACTGGGCCACTGGTCCAAGGTATAAAAAGGTGGGGTATAGTATTACCCCCACCTTGGCTCTTGGATCAGATGTCACAAGCTAAAAATTGGTGTTTTACATTAAATAATCCAAATAATGAGGAACTCATGCACTTACGGCAGTTGGACGGGGACCTCGAAGCCAATGTCAATTATTGCATATATCAGACAGAGGCGGGTGCAGCAGGCACACCACACATTCAAGGTTATCTACAGCTCAAATCCAAGAAGAGGCTTCCGCATCTCAAACGCACAGTATCCGCTAGGGCGCACTGGGAGGTGGCCAGGGGAACTCCTGAAGAGAATAGGAAATATTGTACAAAGGAACCGAGATTGTCGGACCCGAAAGAATTCGGGGAAATGAGTTTGGCAGGTAAACGTACTGATATCAATCAGTTTGTGGAAGATATGAAAGAAAATATCATGAG